CTTCCTTTTTAGGCTAGCAAAGGTATATGCATGAAGGGAATTGACTAAACTTAATCCCCCAAGAATTACAACTGAGCCGGTTAAACAGAGAGTATTATTAGTATAGACTATATAGTAGGTTTAAGGGTCCATGCAAGCGAAAAAATAGTGACGGTATATGACAACGATACCGTTGCTATCCCGGACATATACCGTCACTATCCTTGCCGGATAGCGTCACTATTTTGTAGACGAAAACTTATCGATGAATAGGGTTGCTTGATCTTGCAGGTTAGGAGGGTAATAAAAAACAAAATCCCGACGAAATCGCTTCGGCAGGATTCTATTTCATTTTTTACTTAAATGTGGCTACGTAATAAAATTATGACTAATTAATTCAATTCTGATACTGCAAAGATAGTTCGTTTCAGTATGAGTCACAATCACCTTTATGAGGTATATTATGTAGTAGTTCTCACTATTTATGGTTAGTGGCAGGCGTTTTCTCTACTTTCTTCCACTCTTTAGTCTCGAAATCGTATGCTTTTATGATTCTTGCAGGGCATCCGGCGCATATTGAATAAGGTGGAACGGAATGACTGACTACGCTTCCGGCAGCCACTACGCAATGTCTTCCTAAGGTTACTCCCGGTAGAATGACCGAATTGGCGCCTACCCATACATCATCCTCAATGACAACAGGCAGTGTGCTGACTCCTTGTTCATCAATCATCTTTTCCGCATCCTGGTAATTGTGGTTGAGTCCTGTGACTGTTACATTCTGTGCCAGATTGACGTGGTTGCCGATATGAACCGGACCTATGATTGTATTTCTTAATCCGATGCGTGTATAATCTCCGATTGTTAAGTCGCCAACTGCATTGTTCAGACAGGAGAAATCTTCGACAACAGAATATTTTCCCAAGAAGAACCGGTTGAAAGGAGGGAGGTCTTTGCGGACACTCCGGTAGATGACAGAACCCTTTCCACGTTTCAGGTATATGAAATCGAAGAGCCGTATCCACCAGTTGGGGCGAGTTTTAACGGGATGCATGATGAAACGATGCACAGCCTGTTTCAAGCCGGGGTTTTCTTTAATTCGTTGTTTAAGTGTTTTTTTCTCCATATTGAATGTTTTTTCTTCTTTTTGTCTTCTACCAGATAATCAGGGATTGCCAGGCTGTAAGTGATTAATAGACCGAAGAGTGCGATCCACCATCCGAATGATAAGGTCCAATTGTATACGGTTATCAACGAAGCCCAAACGCTTACGATGATACATAATTTAAGTGGAGAAGGTGTCAATTGTTGTACGATCCGGTTGCAGAAACTCCAGTTTCCCTCAAATATGGAAGGGAGCAAGTAGGAAGTCGTTTTCCGGATACGTTTCCGATAAGGGCAGACCGGAGCGGATTGGCAGTATACAATTACGTCCGGCAGGTAATCAATGTATATATTCTGCCGGAATAACTTTCGCTCAATATTGGTTTTGGAACTTTTCATGTTCTTTTGCAGCCATTTCAGATCGATTGCCATATTAGTTCCCAGCAAATGGGAGGATAGTCCGAATTGTGTATTACCGGCTCTGCAAAGGCTGTTTTTTATTTCTTCACGTATAGCACGGAAGCGATTACGGAAACCTTTGCGGTTTTCTATTACCGTATGTAGCTGGATGGCTTGTATACCGGCATCGTATGCATTGTATATTTTGTCCAGAAATTGCGGAGATAAAGCAGAGGCTGTATGGGACAGAAAGAGAACCAGATCGTAATGCTCCTGGTCTAAACTGTTGATTGCCTGATGCAGATCGCTGTATGTGATAAACTCGTATGATTCTTCTTTATATATTTCCGGAAGAAGGCTTCCTTCCGGAACGAGAATAGCGCAACGATATGTTTTTTGAGCTTTAGGATAAGTGATATGTTTGAAATGTGAAGCTACGGCCATCACAAAGAGGTATAGCAGCAAAAGCCCTGTACAAAAGAATATCAGATCATCTATTATGTAGATATAAGAGTCTATCATCTGAAAGGAGATTATACGTTCTCTTTTTGAATGAATGCAGTAACTGTTTTCAGAATAATCTTTATATCCAGCCAGAAAGAGAATGTCTTTGCATAGGTGATATCTAACTGCTTGCGTTCTTCGGCAGAAAGTTTACCGGCTTCGCCTCTTTTCTCTACCTTCCCTAAAACGGTCAATCCCGCCGGCCCCCTGAAAAGGGCGATGGGCTTATCGCTTGTCAGCAATTCGGCTTCGTAGAGTGGGAGAGGACGGTTGCCTACTATTGACATATCCCCCTTTAAAATATTAATAAGCTGGGGTAATTCGTCAATACTATATTTACGGATAATGCGTCCTATCTTTGTTATTCTCGGGTCATTTTCCAATTTAACGAAAGCATTGCTTTTTTCTTTGGACTTCTTGTTGATGTAGTCTTCTTCGGAGATTACGAAATCGTCCGATATCAGGAGGATTTCTTCTTCGTCGGCTTCTTCATTAATATCCGGTTCCAGTTCTTCCCCCCAAATATCCTCATCTTCCTGTTGATACTGGTTAAGAGCATTGAAATCCTTTAAATGCTTGTCGGCATCAGTGTACATCGAACGGAATTTAAGGAAGTCGAATATCTGATAGTTACTTCCTACTCGCTTGGATTTGTAGATAATGGGGCCCTTGCTTTCTAACCGGATAGCTAATGCAGTAAATATTAGGAGAGGAGAAAGGCATAATATCGCCATTCCCGAAAAGAATATATCAAAAGTTCGTTTCCATAAAGGCAATCGGAAAGCATTAATATTTTGTGTTTTAAGCTGAAGTGCCTTTATTTTCTGATCTTTTCTTCGTTTAAGGAAAGTCGATAAGTCCTTTAAAGCCTCTTGGCTCGTTTCATATTTGATTGTATTGTTAATGCCGGCTTTAAGATATTCGGATGCTTCTTCCTTAGACAAGGAATCGATGACGAGTATCATATAAAGTCCCGGATATTTTTTGCGCATGTATTGGATATCTGCAATATCTTGGGATAAGTTCACCTGTTCGAAAAATAGGGCTGCGTCATATTTTTCGCGTATTTTCTCCAATACTTTGACAGCTTTGCTACAATTGGACGCAGCATAGAATACCCCAATACTTAGTCGGGAGAGTAGTTCTATTGTTTTGCTATCTCTGCCTATATAAACAAAATATTGCATGTGTAGAAGACCCGGTATTAGTCAATAATCTTTTTGATTCGGATTTTGAGTTCCAATGGGTTGAATGGTTTCAGGATATAGTCTTCTGCTCCCTCTTCCAGTAGTCTGATTCTTTCCGTTGTACTTTCTTCGCTGGATAACATAACGATAGGAATTGATTTGAATAATTCATTGTTCTTCATGTATCTTAAAAATTCATCACCCATCATAAGAGGCATACGAATGTCTGAAATAATGAGGTCAGGTACATTGCCTTCATTAAGCCATTCTATTGCTTTGATGGGATCTTCCAAATAGGTAAAATCATACTCTTTTCCTAGATACACACCGGCCACTTTTCCGATTGTCGATTTATCGTCGACTAGTAATATTTTTTTCTTCATACGAATAGACCTTTCTATCGCTTGCTTTGTTATTTGATTTATTGATTGAGATTGTTGTCACATTATATTTGTGATACACTGCAAATATAGATATTATTTTAGAATAATCTCCATTCTGGAGAGTAAAATTCGTGATATATGTTTTTTTTCTATTAATTGCGACTAACAGTATCTTGATGAAAAAACACGGATTTCAACTTTCATGAAATCCGTGTTGATGATTTATAATCCGCAAATCCAAATTTCCGCAGAATCCGAAACGAAGCGTTCGATTTTCAGGGAAAAGGACAAAACGAAGCGTTCAAAAAAGGAAAGCGCGCAACACTCAAAAAGCCGAAACAAAAGTTTTGTAATGACCTCTGTTTCGGCTTTATAATTTCATAAAAAATGGCTTTATAACGGCATTAAAATAAGGCTCAAAAGTTTGGCCTTCTACTTGAAAAATTGTATCTTTGTTCAGTGCTAAGCAGCTGTTTTATGAACTAATTTTTCCTGTTTCTTATACAGCATCATGTCTGTATATTCGGCAGAATAATTCATGTGGGCATTGAATTCCTTTTTTGTACAACCCTCAAAAGGATTGCCAATGGTTTTGTTTGCTCCAATCCATTCACACAGTTCAAGTATGGAGGATTTATTGGATGTGAAATAAACGAAGGAATGCTTTTCGAGTATCTTTAAAACATCCAAATAATCAGACAAGCGCCAATACATATTGTACGTACCAACATCAGTGGAAAGATAAGGCGGATCAATTAAAAAGACGACTCCGGGAACATCCTTATATTGGTTGAATACTGCTTTGTAGTCGCATGATACAATTTCAAGCCCTTTTAAGTAGTCAGAAGACTCCGGATAACCGGTCTTGCGAATGTTGTTATAAAGGACTTCCTTGCGCATTTCGGCTACAGACAATTTATACTTCATGGAGAACATAAGTGAGGATGATAAGGTTATAAAATCCACGTACCCAACATTTAGTTCTTCTTCCTCGATACGTTTAAAAATGCGTTCTCTAAGTTCCCCTTTAATTGGTTTATGTTTGGGTATCGAATTACCCACCAGCTCCCTAATATCGGCAAGCAGTTTATTTGTCTGTGGGATATTTTTCAGTCTGAACCGGTAGTTGTCGAAGTCATTGTAGACAACAGTAGCATCGGGCTTGCTTCTTTTGGCTATATGCGAAAGAAGTCCGGAACCGCCAAACAAGTCCACAAACACGGTATCTTCAGGGAACTGTTCCAAAACTTTAATAAACTCTTTAGCAAACATTCTTTTTTGGCCTACAAATGGCAGTGGTGCAGATAAATTCATATTCTTCATACGTTCAAGTCAAATTTAATGTTTTCAACTCCGGATAACAGTTCCAGAGTCCGGTCAATGTTATTTTCATATATATGCACATTTCCAAGGTCAAGGGTTATGGACTTCAGGGGAAGCTCCACCTGCCTTGCCATCAGATAAAGATGATAAATATCAGCCGGAAGCCCAAGGTTCGCATCAGAACTACGCTGATATGCAGATAGCACCAATTCTCCCTCATCAATTTGGAACTGCACAAGACTCAGGCAGGGTGCCTGGTTGCTTTCCACCCCGGTTTCTCCAAGAAACAGGACATAATTCTTGCTGTTGCGCTTTTCCCGGTTAATCCTGGTTATGAGGGGTGGAAGCTTTTCAAAGTAAGTTGGATAGCTGTTTACAAGGGTATGGCCGCAATAATCCCACCAGGTAATCCCTGCCTCTTTGTATTTTTCCACATCCCGGACTCCTTGCATAAACAGTTTCAATTCCTCTTTCAGCTTTTTCCTGGCTATCCCGTGGCTTTCAAATATGTCAAGTAAATCAGCGGGGGTTAGCATGAGCCTTTCGTTTAATAGATACTTGATACGCCCTTTCCTATTGGTCTGGATTTTGCCCGTTTGGAGTATCTTGTCTAATGTCTGGTAATACTTATTCATGAGCTTTATTTTTGGTTGTACAAAGGTAGCTCTACCGGACAACACAAGGCATCCCCGGCACATCAATCACACTGCACCGAGCGTGCAGTGCTTTCCAAACCGTTTGATAACATCATACACCTTACGTTCGCTTACCGAATATTTATTTGCCAAAAACGCCACTGCATAAGTGGTCTTTTCACCTTGTTTTTTCATGACCTCATACTCCGTATATAAGTCTATGAATCGAAGGTCATCCTGCTTGCCGCCCAAACTTATAAGCATTTCAAGCGGTTCTCTGTTAAATTTAAGTGCTTCAAACAATGTCATATCCAATCATTTTTGTACTTTTGCAATGCCAATCATTTATTTAATGCGTAAAAACGCCACGAGAGTGCGGCAGAGGGCATTGCCCCCGGTCGCGCACTCTCGTGGCGTTTTGTGTTAATAAATGATTGGCGTCTATATTAACAGGCCGGGGGCTTTTTTTATCCCTCCCCCGAAGGGATTGTCAATCACTCAATCCGATATAATTCCAAATTGAACTTGTCCTTTTTTTCCCAGCCTTCAGCCAGAACTGTCTGAATGAATCCTACTGCTTTTGTATAGAAATCTTTCAGTTCTTCTAACTGAGTAAAAGTATGGTATTCCGGTTGTTCATCCGAACCAAACTTAAACGTCACTGGCAGGGTTTCTCCGCCCGTCTGAACGGCCAAATCGTATGCTGCCTTATAGTTGTACTGGTTCTCCACAGAAAGCCATACATGGGCACCATTATAGGCGAATCCGGATAGGATAGCCGCATCAGTCTGGCTGTTATACCAGGACATAACCAATGTGTGGATTTCCTCATCAGTAGGCTTATGCCCGAACTCCTCTTCCATGTAGGAGGCAGAGCCGTTCTCTTTTTCCTGCACATCCCATCGGATGCGCCATTTGTCTTTAACCGGGTTCGTGCATTCCATCAGCGAAACCCCGGAACTTCCTTCAACTCTTCTCATGTAAACACGTATTTGGTTCTACCTTTGCCGAATGTCTCTGTCTTGATGGTCGTTTCAA